ATTTACCAACATTAACTATAAAAGTTGATTTAGGATCTAGGTTTTCAAAACTAGTTGATTTCCCAGAGCCTGATTCGCCAATAATTAAAATTTCTTGTGCCATATTAATTTAATTTATCGGTTCGTAAAATTACTACATCTCCACATAAAGGATCTGTTCCAAATCTATGTAAAACTGTAGCTTTGTAGTTAATAGGCAATCCTATTAATTTACCTTCTTCGTTACACACTACACTAAGTCCTTTATGCGTTGAAGGTACTACTTCAATTAATCCTCCTACAGCTTCCTGTAATGGTTTTAATTGATTTGTTTTAGGCAGTAAGAATTCTTCCTCACTGCCATCTGTCTTTATAATTATATTCTCTTTCATATCTATAAATTAAAATTTACTTCACTTGGTTTTTCATATTCGTCTACTTTACTATGTTTTAGATTATCAAGCATACTTAATACTATACCTGATTCTCCTTCACGATTTTTAATTATATGCCAATATATCATTGCTTGTTCATTGTCCAAAGGATTAGTAACAGGCAAATTATTAGGACCATAGGTTTGTAAATGAAGCATAAAAGGTTTATGACTTATCATCACTATATCTGATCCGTGGAAGACTGCGTCTGATCCAAAGATATCTTTTTTCATAGGATAATGTGTCATAGGATTTGATAATCGTTCAGGTCGTTCTAAGTCACGATTTAATTGACTTAATATTACAACGACAATTTTAAATTCTTTTTTTATAAGCATAAACATCTTATATAAATTAACTAAAATTTCCCTTTCAGATGCACCTTTATTTCCCCTTGTTAACAATGTATGATCAAGAAACACTACTGTTCCATAATCATCCCCTTTTTTCCTTTTTTCATTTGTGTGAAACCTTTTTATAGTACTATAAATTTGCTGTACAGATCCTGGAATATCTACATAATATACATCATAATCTTTAATCGTATCTTCTACTACAAATTTAGATCTTTCAAAATCTAAATCTTTTAATGAGTCACTACCTGAATATAATTGAGACGAAGTTAAGTCTAATTTGGAAGAAATTTTTCTTCCTACTTGCTTCATAGCTAGCATTTCGAAATTAAAAGATAATATTGAAAAATTTTCATTAGGATTAAAATCAAATAAACTTGTTTCCATTTCGTTTGCAATTGAAGATTTACCTGAGCCAGACATACCTGCCACGGTAACTATTGTTCCCCATTCCAAACCTCCTGTAATCGCATTATTTAATTTACTCCATCTAGTTCTAAGTGAACGTATAAGTCCTTTTCTTCTATCATCTATATATTGTATAATTTCATCACTAGCGGTCTTTATATGTTTATACTTCAAGCTTCTAGCTGATTTTCCCGCCATAATTGATATTTTTATTTGGTTCATTACTTTCAGTATCCATTATATTAAGAGTGTCTTTCCAAATTTCTTGTTTAAGCCAATTCTTAAGTGTCTTAATATAATTCATACCATTTCGTTTCTGTCTGTTGACATAAAATTCAACAGCTTTTTGTAGTCGTTGAGGTGAACACCTATTCCCTTGAATAATACTGAGATACATTTTCTTTATCTCTTTTGTACCTTCTTTTAAATAATCTGTTCTCCCACTAGGCCTAATAGCCTTGGTCGGATAACTAGATAAAAAGTCATCGAACTCTTTACCATATACACTATCCGCCAAGTCTACTAAATCTTCATCGCCTAAGAAAGGGTTATCTGATTTCTGATCTGAATAACTATCTACGAGATCTCGTATAAACACATCACTTCGATCGGTAGCTTCCCATTTTCCATCTTTCATAGTTATAAATCCTCTATCTTGAAGATTAGTAACTAATTCTGAGGTAATTGTGTTAACGTTACGACTATAAGATTTAATTAAATCTTTTTTATCGTAAACAACACAATAGATAACTGTATACTCTTCCAAAGTTAATTGGTTTTCTATCAGTATATCTATAAATGGTTTGCCAATTGCAATCATAAATAATATATTTATAAGTTAATACTCAATTTCGCTTATATCATCTATCCATTTTACTGTATAGTCACTTTTTACTCTCTTTCTAACCCATTTTAGTTCTTGTGTCCCTTTGATATATAAGTTCACATAAATTGCTTTTTTGCCGTTTTTTAATCGTAATGTACGACCTGTTCTTTGTATAGAGTCAAGAGCCTTTGACGACCCTGCAACGCATATACCTAAAGAACAATCTGGTACATTAAGACCTGCATTTAACGCTTTAACAGAACTTAATACTCTAACACCATCTTCATCTCCAAAACACTCAAGAACTTCTTTACGATCTTTCTTGTGCATTTTACTATGAAATACAGAACAATCAGTTCCAGAAGAACCATTTATTACTGTTTGAATCTGCTCAGCAAATTCAATACTTTCACTAAAGATTAATGTTTTCCTATCAGGAAACTTATCAGTTAATTTTTTAACCATAACTAATTTACTAAATGCATTAAAACACATTTGTTTCCTTTTATTCATCATTTTATAATATATAATAGATATTTTCTTTTTAGGATGATTACTTGATTTCATAAATTTACCTGCATTCTTAAATGCATTAAAAGGCCCACCTAATTCATCTGTACATTCTTGAAGAATCTTATCTACTCTATTATATTCTAGTGCTTCTTCAGGTGTAAAACTCACGCCTAAATTATACACTGTATAAGGGGACACAATCCCCAGTTTTCTCGCCTCATTTAAATTGGTTACTTTAATAATAGGCGCATGTTCATGTAAATACGTAAAATATTCTTTGTTTTCAGGAGGAGTTGCTGTAAAGCAATACATCCTTTCCCAAAGATTATTTTCATAGAAATTTCTGTATACTGTAGATAAGGTAGTATGTACCTCATCTACAATAACAATATCCCAATGATGTCCTGCAAGTTTATATGCAGATTGTATACACATGAATTCTACTTGTGGTAATAAATGATCTAAATTCCAAGTATGGAACTCACTGACCCATTCATTATCTCTCAAATTTTCTGTTGGTACTATTACTAGTGCACTCTTTTTAGGATCACGTCCTAAAGTGTTTTGAATTGCTAAAATACCAATCCTGGTTTTACCAAGACCTGTAGCAGCAATTGAAGTACCTTTGTAACCATTTGAGACCCAAGCATTTAGATGAGCTTGTTGTAACTCATCTTTCTGTTCGTTAAATAAATCTGTTTGAATCATTTTTCCCATTTAGTGTTAATACTAGGATCAGCTTTTAACAACGTATTACCTAAAATACGTTCTGCAGCTGCTTCCATTCTTTCTTTTAAAATTTCTGACCATTCCTGTGCAAAATCTTTTGGACACATAGTATCTATTTGATCATGAACTGTCATAACTAATTTAACTGGTAAGTTATCTTGTTGTATTCTTTGTCGTAACAAAGCTAAAGCAAGTTTAGTCATATCAGCTCCAGTGCCTTGTATCGGAGTATTTTTAGATGCTCTTTCAATAGCACCTAAAACCTTCATATCTCCTGAACTAAATCCCATACCTGGGAACCAATCTTCGAACCATCTGATTCTTCTGAAAGGGGCAAAAGTTTTTATGTGACCGTATCGTTTTCCGTAATTACCTAGACTACTTAGAAACTGTTTTATTGAGGGAAATACACTAAAATATTTATCTATTAATATCTGTGCTTCGTCTGTACTTATCTGTAAAGTATTTGCTAATTTATATGGACCCATGCCATAAGCAAGGCCAAAATTAATAGTTTTTACATTAGTACGCAACTTTTTCTTCTCTTTTTTATCAGCTTCTCTCCATTTTTCTTGAAATACTAGATCAGCACACTCACTATGTAAGTCACCACCCTCTTCTAAAATGTTTAACCAAACAGGGTCCTTAGATCCTGTCGCTATAATACATAATTCTTGAGAGCTATAGTCAGCTGATACTAATACTTGATCTTCATCAGGTATGAAACAATGTCTAAATCTATTGTCTGCAGGTATCTGCTGCATATTAGGAGAGTTACTAGCAATTCTACCAGTATTTAATACTTGATTAAAACTAGTATGAATCTTGTTATCTTGTCTAACGTTCTTTAAAAAATCAATACCATAAGAAGTAGCAAGTTTTGCTTTTTCTTTATATTTAATATAATTATCTATTAAACCATAAGTTCTATATTTTATTAATTCTTTTCCATTAACGTTTTCTAATTTAGGTATTAATCCTTGAAATACTCTAAGTACTTGTGTAGGACTAGACCATTTGACCATAACTTTTCTAATATCTTCTATTGCTGTAAATAATTGTGTCTGTACATGTGGATTAACAAAGCCTGATAGCCGAGGATCTAACATAACCATTTGATCTAAAGTATCTTCATACTGAATCATTTCGTCACGCGAATCCTCCGCTATATCGCTCCATTGATTTTTGTCTAATTTAAATCCATTAAATTCTATGTCAGCTAAAGCTAAACTAGCAGAATTTTCTAACTCTGCTACAGCTTCTAATTTATGTTTTAAAAGCAATTGTTCTTGCGCATTTCTTATAAAACATAGATACTCTACATCTTTAGCTCCATATACTATTTGATCGTCTTTAAAAGGTTGACCTTCTAAACCAACAAATTGGTTTCGAACATCTTTATCTAAGTCTACTTGTAAGTAACGCTTACATAATTCTTTTAAAGAATATCGTACAGTAAATTTACCACAATGAATAACTTGATCTACTAACATAGTATCCCAACATCCATTCATAGTAATATTACTCCACCTTTTAATAAATTTATAATCAAACTTGACATTATGTAGAATCTTAGTAATAGAGTTTGATTCTAATATGTCACGTAAAGGTTCAATATTTACATGTCGTGTATCGATAACAAATTGATTGTCATCGTCTCCTATTTGAAGCATAATCATTTTCTTTTTTAGAAAATCCATGCCTTCTGTTTCAGTATCTACACCTAGATACTTTTTATCTTTACAATAATTAACTACATCATCCATAGTAGCCATTTTATAAACCTCTGAAGGAATAGTTCTTTCAGGTCCTATAAAATATATCATTGTGCTAATATGTTTTGAAAATTACCTTGTGGTTCAGTAGCAGAATTGATAGGAGTATCAGTTCCAGCCATTAATTCATGAGGTAATAGGTTTTTATCTTTAACTTTAAAAGTCATAAGTTCGTTTTCTTCTTTTAAACCTTTAGCTTCGAAACTTAAAAATACACATTCTTGACGAGATGCTATTATTTTTTTATAATCTTCTTCATTTAAATTATTATTTTCAGCTCTACGTCTTTCTTCAGGCGTTAATTCTTTAGCATTAATAGCAGAAACATAAGCTTCTGATACAAAGCACATTAGATCAACCTTCGCTATATTTAGCATGTGTTGCATAATTTCCCTACACTTATCTCTTAATGCTTTATCTTGCATTAATTGTGGGGCTACAGGCATAATTTTATACTTCCCTTTGATTGTTCTAACATACATAACAGGCGGTATAGATGCTCCGTTTTTAACTACGTTAGATACATGTTTTAATACTCTAAGTTTAAACTTAGCTACTTCTGTTGTTACCATGTTATATATTTTAAATTAATAATTCGTTTAAAAACACCAATTAGTTCAATACCTACGACTTGCACGCCAAGGTCCACTGCGCCACATTTGCTGTTGTGATATAAATCATCGGTTGCATACTCCGTAACTGTGCACAATTCTTAGAGGGGCAGAATAGATAGTATTGTTAAGCCTCATCGCCACGTCAAGGCTTGGTGATTGATAGATGAGGTTAAGGGCTCGCGTAGCTCTTCGTTATATGTGTCTGCGCAAATGCATTACTTATAATC